TGCACCTACGTAGACATAGGCTTCAGACATTTTTGTCATTTTTAATCAGTCACCCACATACCAGCATAACACTTAGGGAAATACTGAGCAATTTGCTCTTTTACAGACGTAGCGATGGTCATATGCTCCATCTGTGTACCGTTAGATGTACGTAAATCAGCATATGTTAACCAGGACCTCAAATTACCATGCATATACAACACAGTAGGCGTAGATAGAGGTAATACATCTCTAGCACATTCTTTAGCTACACCAGCATCCAACATTTGACGATACAACCACATAGATTGATCATAATGTTGTTGAAGTTGTAATTGGAAGTGTTGTTTATCGTGTTCATTCATGGAATCAATAGAGTTCTGTCTATTGGAATGATCTTGAAGTCGTAAGTCTTGAACTACGGGAGCAGTAGTTACGGGAGCATAACGTTGAGAGAATTCTTGAAAGGAGAAGGATCTATGTCTAAGGATTTGAGCAGCTACACTTCTGGTAGTCTCAATTTTAAGACACATAGAAACCATTTCAAAAGGGGACCAATGCTTATGTTTAATAAGGTAATTAATTAAACGAGGAGCAGTAGTAGTATTATTTTGATTAGAGGGATTAGAGACTCTAGCCATATAGGCTACTAAGTCATCACCATCAATAGTACTATGAATATAATGAGTAGTATGCATAAGGGTGGGAATCATAATAATGATAAGTAGAGACAGTAATAACAATCAATGTTATACAGTACTCCAAAATCATCAGTAGATAGTTATATTTGTGTATTTGAGCCCGTAGGGCTTTAGGCAGTACTTACAGAATCAACATTCAGGGTTGATTAGTAAAGGGAGTAGGACGACACATTTGTGTTGTATCTACTCCCCCAGAGAGCGGGTCCACCCTTCCCTCTCCCTGTATAGATGACACACCTAAATATCGAAGTGATAGTAAGGGTTATGAAATCCAGGTTGGAACGACTTTTTTACCAGCCAACATACGAGCTTTACGACGTTGATCTAAGTCCATACCAAAGGCTAAATGAGAAGCTGCTGCTTCAGGATCATCTAACCATTCATCCATCATATCTTTCCAATCATCATGTTTACGAGTTTTAACGGCTTCGTAAGCGGAGATAGCGAGAGCATCTGTATAGTATTTAACACCTTGTGCGAGACAATCTAATCGATCATCATGTTTAACGGCGCCTTTTTCTCTACACATACGAGACATTTGATAGAAGAGCATATACATGAGTCTATTTTCTGGAGCTTCATCAGGGTTAGATTTAAAGTCCCATTCAATAACTTTACGATCTATAATAAGCCTGTGTTGGTTAAGAACAGGTTCAAGGCTATCAATGATTCGGTCTTCTTTACGCACGTTAGCACGTACCTCTTCAATATCAATTGCTTGTTTAGTTTGTTGGAGATGTTTACGGAAGAGTTCACCAACCATACCATCACCGAAGTTAGTTTCAATAAGGAGTTTAGTAACATTAAATTTCTTACAACCGCGAAGTATATCTAGCAATGTTCTATCAGTGTACCCATCTCTGTACGCACGCATTTCATGCAAGTAGAGGAACCCATTTTTCTGAGATAAGAATGCTGCGGTAGTTTCGTCAGAGCCTCTACCCGATGGATCAACCGAGCAGATTGTTTCTGTGTAATTGGTCCATTCTCCAACGAGCTGCATTGGAGAGTAAAAATAATCTCCTGGGAGACCGACTGTGGGTAAGTCTTTAATAACGTTTTGGGGATCTGAGCACCAGACGACTGCATCAGGAGCGGTAGTAGGGTTAACGGAAGTAATAACAAGATCAGCACATTTAAGTGGGAATTTTTCAGCATCACTAAGAGATGTATCGAGCATGAATTGCAACATAAAGTTGCTTCTGCCCATGGAAGCTTCACGTTCTAGAAGGTCATCTTTATCAAAGCGATCAGGATCAGTTGGTGACCATTCTTCAACACCTTGATCAATATCTTGCTGTAGCTGTGGAGCTAAGAGACCTTCATAGTTTTCTTTTTTACGAGGGTAACGAGCAGTCCAAACGAAAGGTCTGTAGTTACGTTCAGCAAGTTTTCTGTATATGGTAAAGGTAGTTTGTGGTGTACCTAGTATGCAGATACGAGAATCAGTTTTAGGAGTAAGAATAGATTCAACTTCAGTAGTTAGTTGAAGTAGTTTCTCCCTCATAAGCTCTGTCATGGAGTTACCAGGAACTTCGATATCATCTAGTACCATCAGATCCGCACGAGAGCCCGTTAGCTGACCTGTAATACCCACTGATTTAACAGAAGGTGCCTGGTGAGGGTTACAGTTAACATCGAACGATATACGGGACCAGCGAGAGTCATCTGATTTAGGTCTTAAGTGTGATAACCAAGGTGTTTCAATGATTAGTTTCTGTAGAAAGATAGACATGTTATCTGCACGTTCCTTAGAAGCAGAGATAATCATGATCTTCTTTTCACGATCATTAAATAAGTTCCATAGAACGAAGGCACCAGTAATCCAAGATTTACCTACACCACGAAATGCTTGTATCTGTAGACGTTTAGGGCCGTGCTGTAAGTAGTCAGCAATTGCGTACTGTGCTCTAGTGGGTGAGGGTAGATCTAGTTGACCCCATAGTGCTTGTAAGAATATCTTAAAGTCACCTTGTAAGAGTTCTAGATCACTCATAGCCTGCTAATTCAGGTCTAGTTACACGGTCTACTGATTCAGAGAATTCTTTTGCAGTCATAGCTGGAGAGTTATATTTAGCTACGATTTCATTAGCTTGTTTAATTTCATCTACCATTACTTTGGCAAATTTTAATCGATCTTTCATTGACATACCGTTGAGTGATGCGTGGTTATATTTGAGTAATGATCTTTTGACGTATTCATTGTGCACTGAGGCATGATCAGGTTTTGATAAATGCTTGGCATTCCTTGGATCATTACCAATGTATACACCTTTTTTTTCAAAGTAGTTGATCAATTTACGTGCTTCAAATTCATCAAGGCCATCAAATAAGAAAGCAAGAGATTTGACAGGTGTAATGTGATGAGAGTCAACGTCTACAACTTGAGGTTTATCTTGTAAGAAGGAATCTCTTACTTCACGTTTAGTTTGAAGTTTACCTTTTTGATCACGGCTAAGAACTTCTTCTTGTTTATCATTTACGTCTCTAAATGAGCTTTCTTTACCTTTACCATTAAATTGGTGATAATTAAGACGACCATCATCACCACGGAATTGTGGTTTCTGGTTACCTGCAGATAAATCGCTTAGGGCTTCCCAATCACGCGAATTATAACCATATTTATTTAGTTTATTACTTTGATGATCTTTTTTTGGTAATACACGTGGTGGTGGTTTAGGTATATTCTTTGTAGTACTTTGTACTACTTCATCACCCTTTTTAAGTGCATGTTTAAGTAACTTTGCACCATTCTTTACTACATATCCTGACATAAAAAAAAGACCCCTTGCGGGGCCTGAGTATTATTTATTTGTTAGTGGATGGGTTGGTTACTTACGTACCCATTTCGTTCCGTTGTAGACCATTACGTTTCCAAAAGGTTGTTTATATACGTCACCTTTTTTAGGATTCTTAGAAGGACGAGCAGGTATACCAGTATTAGTGAAAGCTTTTTTTTGATTTCGTTTACGTGTATCAGCTTTCATTTCGCTCACATTGTTCCTTAGACCTCTTACACGAGGATCCTCTTTCACGCGCTCAGTACGACGTGTAGATGCTTTAGGAGGCTGAGTTTTAAGTGCAGGGTTACTTTTAATAGGTTTAGATTTAGCCTGAACAGGTTTGTTGTTTTTAACTTCAGTAGATCCTGAACGTTTGACAGGAATAGCTTTTACTGAACCATCACCTTTAGTCTTAGATGATGACGAACTTGTAGAAGTACTCCTTACAGCTTTAGTAGAAGTTGGTTTTGTAACAGCTTTAGATTTTGTTGCAGGTACAGGATTCTTAAGAGCCAAGGAACTCTTATGTACTTCTGTATTAATAGCTTTTCTACCAGATTGTTTAGTCTTTTTCTCTAGTACTTTCTTAGCTAGTTTCCCATGTTTAGCTGCCCAAATTTTCATTGCAGCAGCTTCTTTTTTCTTTTGTTCAGCAGTTTTAGCCATTTGTGTAATTAGTAATAAGCAATTCTCTTAGTGGATTGTCGAAGCGAGCTATGTAAACTCGCCAATTGGTACTTCCTTTTTCCTGATTGCAGCGTAGACATGCTGCAACTGTGTTCCTATTGTCTCCACCGCCATGACAGCGCGGCTGGACGTGATCAAGTGTAAGTTCATTAATGTCATAAGTTTCTCCGCAATAAGCACATGTGCAGTCAAAATGTTCTTTAATGCTGCGCCTCCAAAGGCGCTTTGCTTCAGAGGACGTCATGGCTATTAGGTTGTGTAAGTAGTGATCAGGAGTTGGAAGTAGTGGGGTCATTTAATCCTTCGGTTTTTAGAAGCAGACATAACTTGAAGTTGGCCGTTAGGTTTATGGTGTACATCACCACCACCTTTACCTTCCATACCGTTATTACGACGGTATTGTCTGGTTTCAGCGTTCTTCTTTTTACGAGCTGGTTTCTTTGCAGCTTTTAAAGATGTCTGTTTATGCTTCTCATCAGCTTCAGGATTATCCCTATAGAACTTTGCAGTTCTGCCAAGTTGTTTACGCGGTAGTTTCTCTCTTGCCATAGAGCCTCCTTTGTACTAATTCAGGATCTACTTGTGGAATCACTCTTGCTAATTTATCTAGTGCTGTACCTTCAAAAGCAACACCACTGATATCATTAGTCTTTAACCAATCACAAGCAGCTCTTAGTTCCTGAGCTGTTGCTTCACCCGATTTAATACGAGCCAAGAATTCTTTAGTGACTAGGTTATGAAGTTCATTAAACTGGTCTTCTGTAGCTTTCTTTTTAACCATTATTACGTATAACTATTTGATCTAGTTTGTTTTCAATACGCACCATATGGTCCTCCATACGTTGAACCATAACTGATAAATCAGCCTTAGATACATAGTCTTGAGCCACACCAAGTTCAATGGCATCGATACGTCTGTCAAGACCACTAATGCGATCATGTACATTATTTATTCGATTGTGTAATCTGTTGTTTAGTGCTGCACCGCCGGCAACAAATGCAATGACAGCGGCTACTATTGCTTCCATTATTTAAGAGAGACTATTGGTATTACGTCATGACATAAGACTTCGACACGACTGCCAGGTCTAAAAGTAAAACCCGACTTCATAATCTCTGTACATTTAAGAGCACGAACAAGCTCGTAGTCAAGACGCATCTTTTGTTCGTGTTTTCTGGCGATACTTTTACAGGTTTCGATCATGCCACCATCTAGTGGTACTGAGAAGTTCAGCTGTACGCCGAAGTTATTGCTTCGTACATAGCCAGTGTGATCGTATGGAACAGTATCATTCCCCATATAAAAGGGTGAGAATTGCATGGTTGTTCCATTACAACTGTTATTTCCTGCAAAGTATTGACGAGACGGTGCTCCATTATTTTGGAATTGCACTGCCTGATTGGTAACGTTACCGGTAGCTGCGGCTACAGGGTTTGCTGTATTACTAACTGTTGGTTCTTCATTAGCGTAAGCAGGTGCTATTGAGAGAATACCGACAAGGATGTAGTAACAGTATTTTGTTGGATTGTTTCGGTAATTGAGCTGTCTTCGATTATCCCTGCTGCTCTTGTCACTATTTCTAGTTGAAATTGATCTCCAGCAGTGTGGACTGAATAGGTTGTAGCGGAATCGTTGATTGATGAACTTGGGACGACGTTTGTACCTGACCATGATGTATAAGCACCACCATAAATGTTTGTATCAATAGTTCTGTCAATATCAATGGTGGTAGTTGTTGTTGACTGCATTGAACCTTGAGTAAAATTAGGAGTTACCTGAGCAGATACTGGACTAGCTAAAAACAATAAAAGTAGTAATCGTTTCATTCTTCTTTCTTTTTAGGATCAGGAGATTTGTTATTAGATTTATTATTAGAGGTGGTTAAACCAAATGTAGCAAGTGCACCAGTAAATACAGAAGCAACAAAAGTAATGTCACCACCACTCTGCCCTTTTTTGATCATAGGTAGTTCAACATAATTAAGGGTAATAATAAACCCACTCCAAATTACAACACCTAGACGAACAAAGGTTCCGAGGATCTGTAGTTCATCTTCTGTATTCTCCTTTACCTTTGCTAAGAAGTTTTTAGTGGTTCCGGTGGACTCTTCTTTTTTTGTAGTTTGCTCCATGCTTGCTTAAATATTGGTTTCATAAGCATCACTAAATATTTAAATAGTGATGTAGCAGCAAGGGTGGCAGCTACAGAAATAAAGGCTGTAGTTGCTGCTGTAGTCATGATCGTAGTAGTCGGCATTGGGACTTCAATGTCCGTAAATGGGACTCCTATAATCTGAGCTTCAGGTGGAGTAATTGGTGGAGTATATGGGGTGGTAGTAGGGATTGTAGTTTCAGTTTCCTTATCAGGAGAAGGATCTGAGTTAATACCTTCTATCCCTTCAGGTGGCCGAAGCGTGTTAGGGGGTACTACAAGCGGCTTATAAGAGGGTATGTCAGCCCGTGGTACTTCCAGTATAGGTATAGGTAATTGGAACGCTTCAGGTAGATTTAAAGAGGGTAATTGGGGCGGGTTAACCCACTCCATTACTTAACTCCAAACAAGCCACGTTCAATAAAATCTACAGCTTGATCATCTACTGTATTGTCTGTTGTAGATGCAAGCTTTCGCAGTAGGTCAATAATCAGTCGTTTAACCTTAGGTGATTCAATAAAAGAAAATAGAATTGGACGGATAATAGTAATCATAATTAAATAGGTGTTGGCCATGCCGTAGCAATGGCAGGGTTAGCGACGGTTTCCATGACTGGATCACCAGCAACTGGGTTAGCAACTGTCTCTCCAGCTTCGTTAGTAATGGTGTCAGGTTCAACCACACCTACCCCTTCAGAATCTTTCTTCTGTTGGGTAATAGTGGCTGCACCGTATAGAAGCTCAATCAAAGCTGGTACATCAGCCGCATTGCCAATCTCTGTCTGACGTGCATTACATGCAGTGCGTACAGCAGCACGGTATGTCTTCCAAGCAGATGGGATATTAGTTCCAGTCTCCTTAGCTTTAATGATGCGCCAGTCACTAGGAGCTAGCAGTGAAGCTGCAATCTCTCCTTGAGTGGCTGACCATTGTGTCTTCAAGCCAGTTTGCGTGTAGCCAAGATCTTTGCCGTCTTCATCGACGGCAGGTTGATCGTTAAGTTGCTTAGGGTTATCTACACCCCAGTAGAAGCGTTGGTCATAAGATGGAGCATCAGCTACTTCAGTAATTCCAATAGCTGTCTTCTCTTCAAGTGAAGCCAAGCGCAGCCAATTAGCAGGGTATTGAATCGCATCATGAGTAAATGCCCGGTCATATGACAGGGGCTTTCCATCTAAAATAAGCATAATGTTAATTAATTAGTTAGCGTGCGCGTGCAGTTTTGAACGGGTGTTCAGCGAAGGCGGCGAAAAGGAATGAGTCACCCGATCCATTGGTTTCACCATTAGTTGAACGAAGTTTGAAACCATTTGACAAAAAGTCGGCAGAGTTTTTATCGCCACTGCCAACAATAGAGTTGTTATCCTCTTCAACACTGCTATTTGGTGACAGTTTATGGTTGACAAGGTTTTCTGGGTTACGACCAGCATCAAGAATCATCCAAGACCCAGTTGTGCTGTACCTTTTAATCATTAGAAAAGCTGGTCTAAACCCGGTAAACACAAACGGACCATCTGTAGATCCATTGCCGGTGTACGAACCCATTGCGCTGTAGCCCGCGACAGGTGCGAAGCAGTAGGCGATCATATTGCTTGAAGTACCGACAACAAGATTGGTTGCTATGTTCATTGTTGTGGCGGTTGGAGTCCAATAAGTTAAGGTTCCAACTTGTGCATCAGTTCTTTCAAGTCGTAGATATTTGCCAGTACCAATACTTTTGTGATATACAAACCACGACCCACTTGTATCTATAGGTTTGGAAATCCAAAATTCTGGGGTTGCATTCAATCCGTGCCCGACGTTTTGGACGCCACCTCCACCATTGTTCCATTTGACAATCGAGAACCCAGCACTTGGGTTGGCTCTTACTTGTGAAGCAATGCTGCCGTCGTTGTTAGTTACCGTGGAAGATCCGGCGTCCCAGGCCCAGGCGACATAGCTAGTTCCAGATTTATTCTGTTCGTAAATATCGTTGGTTACATCAAAACCGTCAGCCTGAAAAGATACGCCATTAAAAGATAACTCAACGCCAGTTGTGTTGGAATTAAGCTGCTTGTCTCCACCGCGAACAATATCTACTAAGCGATGCGTCAGGATTTCGCTACGACCTTTGATCCAAACAAAATCAGGTGAGAATGCATAATCAACAGAGGTTGTTCCATTGTTACCTGTGTATAACTTCGTATCAAAATACAGACTACCATCCGCAATCGTTGGCTCAGGTAAGTTTGCTGTGCATAACGCCTTGTAGCCGCTTGGTGCGGTATACGCAAAGGCACGTTGGCCGAAGTTGACGTTGATGCCGACACTTTGGTTTAAAGCAGAAACGGGTTGCAAATTATCTGTGTCAGGTGCCGTCAACGTTCCAATTGACGATCCATTGCGTGTGATAATCAAACTACGTGTTGATGGATCAAAAGCAAACCCAATAATATCACCAGCACTTGCGCTGTAATCTGCTGCTGCTGTTTTGGTTCCATTTACATAAGTACCACCACCACTGGCAGAGTCAATCAAGTAAATACCTGCTCCACCAGAATGATCAGGGCGAACACCTTGCGCATTAACACCATGGATTCCACCAATCGATCCACTCCTTGGTGTTTCAATGGTGACTTCCCAGTAGCATTTTTCGGTTGGAACTATAGTTGAAGAAGCAATTTTTGTTGCAGAGTTAGAGTTAGTTGCGTCTAAATTTCCGTTAGATAATGTGACGCCAGAGCTAGACAGTGGGTTCCACGTCGCATAATTGCCAACAACCTCACCGCCCGCTCCAGTGTCTGTCTGCGTGCCGTTGGTTGGGTAGTCACGGAGGGAGTCGTTACCTGCACCTGCTGCAACACTTAAGTTATTAACAGTCCACGTATTGGCGGGGCTGACTCCACTTGTGTCCGTACCAAGCGCAGCGTTTGAACTGTTGTCCGCAAAGTCGAGGTGGAAGGAGTTTGCACCAGAGCTTGGATTTACAGCAGTAAGAGTCGTACTTCCACTTCCTTCAGAAGCTGCATAGTATTTAGATCCTGACAACGTATAAGGTTTACCTAGACCGTTAACATTTCCGACATAAGTCCAGTCTGTTCCGTTATTAGAAGACCAAAGATACCTGTCATTAGTTCCACCTGAAAGATCGATCGTCAGATCAAAAGCAGTTGTATCATTAACCTTAAAAATTTTTGTTATAGCACCCGTATAACTACCTGACCAAGTACTGAATGACAAACCAGTTTGATCGCTAGTTTTGTTACCAGTAGTCGTAAAATCAGAAGGGTAAGATGGAGTTCCGACTTGAATAGTTCGTGTGTCAGTAAATGAGCCAGCAAATTTCTTAGCTTGCCATACTCCGTTGTCATCAGTCTCACCAAAATCTGTTGGTGCTAATGCTTGACCATCGATGAAGTGGATGTCGGCTAGGTAGCCGTCAAGGTATGTATTGCTATGATTGCCAATACGATGTACAACAGTGTTGTTGACACCAAGATCAGCATCTTGTGAGGGATTGTTTAATGTTGAAAAGTCAGTTATCTCACTGCCATTAACGTAAAGCCTGATACGATTATTTGCTGTTGCTTGTGTTGTATCTATTGACAACACAATGTGATACCAAGACGAAGGATCTCTAAAAACAGCAGATGTAAGACGCCATCCCGTAGCACTGCCAGCTATATAAATGGCATCGTTAAGAAAAATAAAATTGAAAAGAGTAGAATCACTCGACCCAAGTGGTGTAGAAAACAAAACATCACTCAGGCTACTTTGGGCCTTAGTTCGTTTATACCAACCGCTCCAAGTCCACGTCCTGCGATTACCTGCAACACTTGGGGTTCTATTTAAGTACGCACTATCTGCTGAGTTGAACCTAAGACTACGTTCGATCTCGTAGCCACCACCTCCTTGTCCAGAGGCACCGGCTAGAATATTAGTTTGAATACAACTCATGAATACAATGCAGTAAAGACAGTATGGATTGAAGTAGCACTACGCACGATGTAATCGATACGATCTACAGAACTAGCTGCAGTCGAGAGTGTTGGTGCAGTTCCACCTGCAAAGTCCCAATAGGAACCCCACGCTGCTGTACGTGAACCTGTTCCATCTTGGACAAGAAAGATAGAACCAGATTGACCAGCGACTAGGTTAGTTGGGTTAGCAATCGTTAGGTTTTGATCAAGCGTTAGTGTGTAGTTATTAGATGTTGCAAAGTCAGGCGTTACAGTCGCACCAGATGTCAACGTAGTAATCGTTGCTCGTTGTGCAGCAGTAAACGTCTGAGCAGTATCTGTCTTTGCAGTATCAGCATCAAACGCTTGGATAGTAGAACCA